GGTAATTTATTAGGAAAAGATTACGGAATAGAGGTGACCGGTACAAGTTCACAGGTTTATGACATAACCGGCAATACAGGTTTTGAGGCGTTTGAGTTTGCAAGGATTAACTACAATAACTGTTCTTCACTGGGGACTATAACAAATTATAGGCAGGGGCTAGAGGCAGGAACCGGAAGATTTGGAGGTAAACCCGAACTAACACTAGCTGGTACATGGGTGGGTGGGTTCTTCATTGACACATCAATAGTTAGATCTCTTGATGATGGTGCTTATTCACTATTTAAAGCTGGTGCAGGGTTCACTATGGCTTCAAGGTTCCGTAGTAATCAAAATATAGATTTACCTGCAAATGTATCATTCTTAGATTTTGCGCCGTCAAACTTTACAAACCCTTCAACACTTCAGTTGGATGGTTGTATAATTAGTAGGAACGGAGCTTTTGACGCCACCGATACAAACATATTACCTAACGTAGGGCCTGGTGATCTTGTTAGTGAATGGATGGGCAACACAGGAATACCTAACACATTTGTTGGTGGTGAATTAAATGTCACAACAGAAGTAACGACAACAATAACAACAACAGCTACATTTGTGGATTTGTTGGGTACATTTACATCAGCCAGTCTTCAACACTTCGATTCGCCAGCCAACGGGCAACTAAGGCATACTGGTGGCTCTCCTAGAGAATTCAACATATCAGGGCAATTGGTACTGTCATCATCAGCCAATACAGAGGTAGATCTAAAGATTGTAATATTCAGAAATGCAACAACCAGTTTTGAGGATGGTAAAACACTAAGGAGAGTTATAAACAATTTACAAGGCGGTAGGGACGTGGCTAACTATGTCATCAACGATAACATAACTTTAGATGTGAATGATTACGTTAAGCTTCAGGTGGCTCAAGTTTCTCCGGATACAGACGATATAACGGCGGAACTTGATTCTTTCTTTGCTGTTGAAGCTAGATAGTTAAAGGCGTTAAATTAGAGCTTTATAATGTCAAACAAAAGATTTATAATATAACAAGCCGCACGTCTTTACGTGTACCAGACGCACTAACTGAACAGGTGAAAAACAGTGTCCTTAGAAAATGAAGCGGTGGTTGATGATTCAACCAATTTAGAAGAAAACTTAAATGAAAACTCTGAAGGAATAACAAGCGAACAACCCGAGTCAGAAAAAGTTGAAGGTGTCGCAGCCGAAAACCAAAATTCTGAGCAAGTTGGTGAAACTGAAGAAGATTTCAATTTGAGTGATGTTCTAACTGGTAAAGCCGAGCCAGATGAAAAAGAACCTAATGTCAAGCCACGATCAACAGCTAAAGCTCAACGCAGAAACAAGAGGCTGAAGAAAGAGAATGAGTTACTAACACAGCAACTAGATAATCTCAAAAGCCAACAGTTGCCAAACGTACAAGCTCAAGCGCCAGAACGTGACTGGGATAACGAAACAGACGAGCAATATAATTTTAGATCGATGCAAGCTGTACTTCAACACCAGCAACAAGTTAATAATGTAGGCCAGCAACATGCCAACAAAGTTAAACAAGCCAGTGATGATGCGGAAAGCACAAGAAAGGTTATAGACACCTATTCGGATGAGGTTGATAAGTTAAACTTACCAAACTACGACGATTCAGAGTCTAGAGTCCTTGATATGATGCCCGAGGGTTCATTGGCTTATATGAGCAATATGAATCCATCAGCAACAGCTAAAATTATTTATCATCTAGATCACAATCCAGAAAAAGCAGCGCATTTAGCTAACTTGGCACATACAAATGCAGCAGGGTTCAATTATGAATTTGGTAAGCTGGAAACGGCTATTAATGAGTTAGAGTCTAAAGCAAGACGAAGCCATAAAAAGGTTAGTAAGGCGGTCGGAGATAAAGCACTTGATAACAGTGGGATTTCCGGCAATTCCGTTCAAAAGAAAATGGATGCAGCTGCCAATAGTGGTGATTTCGCATTGTATAGAAAGCTCAAATCTCAAAATAAAAAATAAGGACACATACAAATGAGTGCGAATTTAAGCGAAGGTGCAATGGTTACATATGCACTAGATGAAATCATCGAGACATTTGAAGTAATCGATACTTTTACTGGTATGGCTCAAACTTACAACCCCCCAGGTGCAGCATTACAAAGATCTGCTAACAGTTGGTTCAAACCAATTGAGCAGCAAGCTCGAAGTATTGACGGCTGGGATATAACAGGCGAAGAGGGCGGTGTTTTAGAGTTGTCTGTTGGAGGTTCATTAGGTGAACCTAGTAACACATTCTTTAAATTGCGCGCTGATGATATGCGTGATGAGCGCTCTTATCGCCGTAGAATTAGAGCTAATGCATTGCGTTTAGCTGGTGAAGTAGAAGAGCGCGGTTTACAAAAAGCTGTGACTCAAGGTTCATTCATGGTGGCTGATGCTAACGATATTGGATCCGCAGCCTTTAATGGTTGGGATGCTTTAGCGGCCACCGAAACAAGAATGTTCGATCATGAATACGCAAAAATGAAAGGTATGTACGCATACATGAATGCTGATGATTACAAAGCTTCCGGTCGAGAGCTAACACAATCAACAGCAAACTACCAAGGGAACATTCCTTCTGATGCGTACGAAAAAGGCAAATTACAAAGTCAAGTAGCTGGTGTTAGTGAAGTATACCGACACAACAAGTTACCTATATTAACCGGTCAGGCTGCATCTTTGACTGTAAACGGAAATCAAACGTTTGCGCCTATCGCAACAGAGGCCTCGCCTAATGGTTCAAATGTACCTTTTGATAACAGGTTCGCAACACTTACAGTAACAGGTACAGCTTCGGGTGTTGTTGCGGGTGACAAGTTTGATGTTGCCGGGATGTTTGCGGTATCACGTGATGGCAAGATCCAATCCGGTGACCTATTAACATTTACAGTTGTCGCTGTTAATGCACAGGTTTTAACTATATCACCAAGACCTTACGCTTGGGATGAACGACCAATAGCAGACGGTGGGTCAGGTGTTCTTTCTCGCGATCAGTCTGCTTATGCGAATGTAGCTACAGCTTTCGGTGCTGGTGATACAATCAATTTCCTTAACACTGTTACAGGTAAAACAAATGTAATAATGACTGAGGACTCAATGGTTCTTGCATCGAGCCCAATCCCAACTAGTTCAGATTTGTTTTCGGGAATGAAGACTGAAGCATTTACCGCTGGTAGAATTAACGGGATCATCGGTTGGCAAGGTAGATTAGGTAGTTTAGACGGCTCAACCCGTATAGCTATTTGGTATGATTGGCAAGTAGAAAAACCGGAGGAAGTTGGTGTATTTATGGGTGGTCAGACTTAATGAGTGATTACCCTAAAACGTTACACAAAAAAGACGGTATTTACTCCACTAAACTCAATGGTAAGCGTGTAAGTTTTAGTGTAGTAAAGGCCGTGGATGCAGCTGATGAAGACCAGCTTACAAAAAATGGCTGGTCAACTAGTATTAAGGATGCATTTAAAACCAAGCGAAAACCCAAAGAAAAAACAGAACCGTTAGAAGAAAAAACAGAAACTGACAATTAAACAGTTTGTGTTATAATCAGGGAGTGTAAAAGCTCCCTTTTTTATTGGTGCAATATGATAAAATTAAAGATAATCAAAAGAGCATTTAGAAAGCTAAAGTTGAGCGGCGCTAGTTCTGACCCTTCAATACCTCAATATCCTGATGCTTTAACTGACTTAGAGTCATTTATGGCAGAGCTTGACGATAGACCGTCCATTAACACTGGTTATAATTCAACGGGTGATAATGCCACTCTGGAAGAAGAGTCTGGTTTAACACTAGGCGACCTGGATGCTATATCTTGCGGCCTTGCTACAAGAATAGGTGATGATTACGGAATAGAAGTACCACAAAACACCAGAACACAATACAGTATTGGCGTTTCCAATATGATGAAACGTGGCGCTACAATACCTCAAGTTAAATATCACAGTAGAATACCTCGCGGACTTGGCAACATTGTTAATGATTGCTACAGATACAACAACACATTCTTTAGAAATAAAAAGACTTCTTCAGAAGCTCATCAATTTAAAAAAGATTCTTTCATTACCTGGCCAGTTGATTTTACATCTTGGTTATTAGGTGAATCGTTAACAAACGTTTCATGGAAAGCTGAAGAAGATAAGATCAAAATAGAGAATG